TGGCAACTAATGATGTATATCTTGGTAACCCCAACCTGAAGAAGGCTGGTACTGAGATACAATTTACAAAGAAACAAGTACAAGAATGGATCAAATGTAAAAGTGATCCATTGTATTTTGCATGTAAATACATTCAAATCATTTCATTGGATGAAGGTCTTGTACCTTTTTCAATGTATGATTTTCAGAAAAATATATTAATGGATTTCCATGAAAATAGATTTAATATTGCAAAACTTCCTCGTCAGACAGGTAAAAGCACTACTGTTGTTGCCTACCTTTTACATTACGCTATCTTCAATGACAGTGTTAATATTGGTATACTCGCTAACAAAGCTTCAACTGCAAGGGAACTACTCGGTAGATTACAATTAGCATATGAGAATCTACCTAAATGGATGCAACACGGAATATTAGTTTGGAACAAAGGTAATGTTGAACTTGAAAACGGATCAAAGATATTGGCTGCTTCTACGTCTGCTAGTGCAGTTAGAGGTATGTCCTTCAACATTCTATTCCTTGACGAGTTTGCATTCGTCCCTAACCATGTCGCAGAACAATTCTTTGCATCGGTTTATCCTACTATTACTTCTGGTAGATCAACTAAAGTCATAATCATATCTACACCTAATGGTATGAACCACTTCTATAAGATGTGGGAAGATGCTAGAAATGGTAAGAATGGATATGTTACGAATGAAGTACATTGGTCACAAGTACCAGGCAGAGATGCTAAATGGAAAGAAGAGACATTAAAGAATACATCTAAGAGACAGTTTGCTCAAGAGTTTGAGTGTGACTTTCTTGGGTCTGCTGATACATTGATATCACCAGCAAAATTACAAGCAATACCATTTGAGGATCCAATACAAAGCAATGCAGGACTTGACGTATACGAAAGAGCTAAAGAAGGTCACGAATATATTATTACTGTTGACGTTGCCAGAGGTATCGGTGGCGACTACAGTGCTTTCATCGTGTTTGATATTACCACACTACCGTATAAAATCGTGGCCAAGTACAGAGATAATGAAATTAAACCTGTACTGTTTCCATCGGTAATCTTACAAGTAGCAAAGGAATATAGATTTCCATATATCCTAGTAGAAGTAAATGATATAGGAGATAGCATAGCAGCAACACTCAACTATGACCTTGAGTATCCTAACGTACTCATGTGTGCTATGAGAGGTAGAGCAGGTCAAATAGTCGGACAAGGATTCTCAGGTAATAAGACACAGTTAGGTGTAAAGATGAGTATCACTGTCAAGAAACTAGGTTGTTCTAACTTAAAAGCATTACTAGAAGATGATAAACTTACATTTAAAGACTTTGATATACTGAGAGAACTTACTACATTCATACAAAGAAAACAGTCATGGGAGGCTGATGATGGTTATCATGATGACCTTGTAATGTGTATGGTATTATTCTCATGGTTAGTCATGCAAGACTATTTCAAAGAGATGACTGATCAAGATGTAAGAAGAAGAATTTATGAAGAACAAAGAAATCAAATAGAGCAAGACATGGCTCCTTTTGGGTTTGTTGATGATGGTTTAGGTGAAGATACGTTTATAGATGGGGAGGGAAACCTTTGGGAATACGGAAGTTCAGAGGTTGACGTAGAATATATGTGGAATTACTAGGGGATTTCCAAGTCCCCTAAGACTTTTAAATTGCTAAGACTTTGATAATTCTAAATAATTAGAGATAAATTGGAATTATCAGAGGAGAAAAACATGGCAAGTCAAGTCTCGCCTGGTGTAGTTCTTAGAGAACGTGACCTAACAAACGCAACAATCGTTGGAGATTCAGCTCTTACAGCTGCTATCGTTAGTTCATTTCAAAAAGGACCTATTGATCAGATTGTAAATATCGCCGATCAAAAATCACTCATCAGCGTTTTCGGTACACCCAAAGAAGCTAATGCAGAAGATTGGTTGGTCGCTTCAGAATTTTTAGGTTATGGCGGTAGACTCGCTGTAGTACGTGCTTCTAGTGGAGTACAAAATGCTGCTAATGGCGGTGGTGTTCTTGTTAAGAATGACACAGCATGGACATCTGGTGTTGGTAACACTAAGATATTTGCTGCACGTTCTGCTGGAACATGGGGTAATGGAATAAAAGCTGTAGTAGTTGATCGTGGTGCTGACCAGATCATTACAATTGCTTCTGCACCATCTAATCCTCCTTCAGCTGGAGACACAGTTACATTTAATGTAAGTGGTGTTGCTAAAACTGCGGAACTAGTTGCAATAAGTGGACTAGATTACACAGTTGTTCTTGACGATCCAACAGTTTTAATCTCTGACTCTGATAACATAGAAGGAACAACTATCAACGCTGGTAATGCTGGTGCTGATATTAACGTAGCGGCAGTTAAAGATGCATACACAAATACATCTATAGGTTCAACAGGATTGAAACTATCTGCTATAGGACCTCGTCCTGGTACTTCATCTTTTGCATCTGACAGAGGTGTTGGATATGATGAAGTTCATGTTGGTGTTATTGACACAACAGGAGATGTATCTGGTGCTGCTAATACAGTTTTAGAAAGATTTACTTTCCTTTCCAAGATATCTGACGCTAAGAGTCCTGAAGGTGGTTCACTCTACTACAAGGATATCATTAACGATCAAGCACAGTTTGTTTTCCACGGTGCTGATGTTGGAAGTTTATTTGAACCAAACAGTACAGGTGGTGGTAAGGTATGGGGTCTTGCATCATCTGCTCTTGCTTCTGGTGATTACTTCAAACTATCAGGTGGAAACGAGACTGATCTAAGTGGTGGTACAGATGACTATGCTTACACTGCTGGTGAAGTTGCTGCTGGATACGACCTATTTGCTGACACAGAAGAGACAGAGGTTGACTTTGTTCTTATGGGTGGATCAATGGGAACTGAAGCAGATACTAAAACAAAAGCACAAAAAGCAGTTGCTATTGCTGCTGCAAGAAAAGATTGTGTTGCTTTTGTTTCTCCACATAAAGGAAATCAAATTGCAACATCCGCTGCTGCTGCACTAACTCCTGCACAACAGAAGACAAAAACACTTAACTTCTTTAACACTATTACTTCAACATCATACGCTGTTTTAGATAGTGGTTACAAGTACATATATGATCGTTTTAACGACAAGTACTGTTACATACCATGTAACGGTGATGTTGCTGGTTTATGTGTTAACACTTCTACAACAGTTGCTGATTGGATTTCACCCGCAGGTTTAGCACGTGGTGGAGTTCGTAACGTAGTTAAGTTAGCATACAATCCTAACAAGGCAGATAGAGATGAACTCTATCAAAACAGAATTAACCCTATTGTAAGTTTCCCAGGAACTGGTGCTGTACTATTTGGTGACAAGACTGCTCTTGCATCACCTTCCGCATTTGATAGGATTAATGTTCGTAGACTATTCCTTAACATTGAGTCTAGAGTTGAAGCACTTGCTAAGAGTGTTCTATTTGAACTTAATGATGAGGTAACTCGTTCTGGATTCCTTTCAAATATCAATTCATATTTGAATGACATTGTTGCACAACAGGGTATCACTGACTTTTTAGTTGTTTGCGATACATCTAACAACACACCAGCAGTTATTGACCGTAACGAATTTGTTGCGGAACTATTCATTAAACCTGCTCGTTCCATCAACTACGTAACAGTAACATTTACTGCTACTAGAACTGGTGTTTCGTTCAGTGAAGTCATTGGACGCTAATTTGTTAAATATATAAAAGAAGAGGACATTTAAAACAATGGCAATTACAAGCAACGTATCTAGCTTTTTGCAAGTAGTAAAGCAGGGTGTCAGACCCAATATGTTTCAGGTGGACATTACGTTCCCTGATATTGATGCTGATCAAACATTAGTATCATACATGTGTAAATCTGCTGCACTTCCTGCATCTAATATTGGTGTTATTGAGGTTCCTTTCAGAGGAAGAACAGTTAAGATTGCTGGCGACAGAACATTTGATAACTGGTCAGCAACATTCATCAATGATAAAGAGATGAAGTCTCGTTCTTACTTTGAGAAATGGTTAAACGAGATCAATACACATAAAGCAAACACATCTAATATTCAAGATCCAACAGTATATGGTCGTTCAGTTGTTATTAAACAACTTAAAAAAGATAATTCACCAGCTGGTGATGAATTAAGATCTTATAAGTTATGGTATGCATTCCCAATTAGCACATCTGCTATTGATCTTGCATATGATAGTAACGATCAGATTGAAGAATTTTCAGTTGAATTCCAATACTCTTACTGGACTGTTGGAGATGACAGTGATACTACTGCTGGAGATAGCGGAATTTCTATCCTATAAATAACAGTAGGAAACACTTAGTTTAATTAGTAATGGGTCAATTATTTGGCTTTCATATTAACCGCAAGTCAGAAAAGAAAGGTCAATCACCAGTACCTCCTCTCGCTGATGAACCTGTCTCTATTGCAGCTGGCGGTTATTTTGGAACATACGTAGATACAGATGCCACTGCAAGGAATGAGTACGAACTTATCCGTAGATATAGGGATATGGCTCTTCATCCAGAGGTGGATTCTGCTGTTGACGAGATAGTGAATGAGTTTGTTGTTTCTGACAACAACGATAGTTGCGTTGATATCAACCTAGAAAATCTAGATGTTGGTGCTGGCGTTAAAAGAAAAGTAAGAGATGAGTTTGATTACATCAAGAGATTGATGAATTTTGATAATCGTGCTCATGAAATAGTTCGTTCGTGGTACATTGACGGACGAATTTTTTAT